CGGTACCCTCTGTGATCAATGCAACATTCCTAAGGAGTGTCGCACTCAAGGAGCGTGTATCGTTTCGTGGCAACGGCGGCGAGCATAAGAATTCAGGTTCATCCTTAATCTACTCGTCTACCAGAAGCCTGACCTATACCTACGTCGTTCCTAAACCCACTTTCAAAACCCTTGAACGGGCAATGTCTGCGGATCATATTAAGAACGCTGTAGCCCTGGCGCACCAACTGGCCTTTTAGAGCCTCTTCACGAGTTACGTTTTCACGTAGCTCTTTACGGATGTCGGAATTCCCCGCTTCCTAATTTACCTAGAAAGAAGGCTATCATGCCAATAATGGACAACATTCTTGTCAAAGACGACACAATCACTACACCGGTTGAGTTCACACTCAATCCAGTAACCGACACTCCAGCACCATTTTGGCGTGCTTCGGTTGCTAACGTTCCTTTAGATGGTCAGATTCGTTTGACTCTCCTATCGAACGAGCAACAAAAGTCCGGTGTAAAGACGAGCGTGAAGTTGGAAGTCCCCGTACTGGAGACCTTAGGTGCTTCCGGATCATCTTCGGGCTATGTCGCTCCCCCTAAAGTAGCTCACGTAGTGACAGGCATCTTTACGATGTTCTCGTCACCTCGCGCTACCAATCAGGATCGTGCCAATGCTATGAAAATGATGGTCGGAATTTTGCAAGGAGCATCGGCTACAACTGCCACGGGCATTCTCGCTAATACAGCTACGGGAAATGCATTCGTGAACAGCACATTGCCGGTAACCCAAGCATTTGTCAAACTTATCCGTCCAAGCTAAGATCTTCTTAGCCGACTGACCGCCCCTGGCTTCCGCCAGGGCACAAACCAATAAAGGAGTTTGTATGAGCTGGAATAAAAGTTTCGACGCCCGAAGGTCTCTAGAAATTCTGGGGACAGTATCTGATGCATGTAGTTTACTTGGTGGTCCTGTTTCCCGTTTGATCCATAATATGGTTCTTGAAGGAGACTACCTTGGCCTTGTAAATTACTCGATTGATTACACTAGTATTGAAACTGGTGATGCTGTGTACGCACGACAGATTTTAGCTCTATATCAGAAAAATGATATGTTGCCGATACCTGACGTCCGCGAGACCACAGCAGCTCGTCGATTTGTGCAGTCCGAAGCTATGTGTGCCGCAACAAACTCTCGCTTCAAGCTTCATGCTTGTAGACCACAACTCGTGGAATCTACCGTTCAGCGTGTATTGTACACTGCTCAACGTAAAATAGCCGATGTCTTGGGCAGAGTCCCTGAATTTGCGGACTTAGAATACGCTTTTGGACCAGGTGCTAACACCAACGTAAAAGGAGCATTAGCGAACCCGAGGGCTAAGCTTAGTGCTCCCTTAGAGTGTAGTCACGATTTTACCCCTTCCGTGAGCGAATTCTTAAGCGAATTCCCTCTTTGGGCCGCCCTACATGCAACCCATGATCTTGAAAACTCATGGATCAACGATGTGCGTGTGGTCCCGGGCAAGGTGATTTTCGTGCCAAAAAACGCAAAAACCCATAGAAGTATTGTGGTTGAACCTCTTCTGAATAGCATCGCTCAGAAGGGAATCGGCTCATACTTGAAAAAGCGGCTGCTGCGTTTTGGTGTGAACCTACACGATCAAACGATCAACCAATCAATGGCGCTTAAAGGTAGTGTCGACGGTAGCTTAGCTACTTTAGACTTATCTATGGCGTCTGATTGCTTGTCCCGTGAGTTAGTGTATTCTCTGTTACCGATGGGATGGGTTGATTTGTTGTCATCAACCCGCACTTCTATCGTAACACTCCCAGGTTGCATCACTAGCGAAATTGCTAGCGAATATGGGATGGGTTATATGGCTGAACTACCTGCTCTTCATACTCTTGAGAAATTCTCGAGTATGGGAAACGGTTTCACTTTCGAGCTTGAGTCGTTGATTTTCTACGGCCTTTGCTTTGGAGTGGTTGAGTCACTTGGTTTACACCCCGAGCTAATTAGCGTGTATGGAGACGATTTAATCGTCCCTACTTCAGCCGCCGAACTCTTAATTGAGGTCCTTAGTTATTGCGGCTTCTCCGTTAATTCGGAGAAGTCCTTTACGTCGGGGCCTTTTAGAGAGTCGTGCGGCGCTGATTACCTCAATGGATTTGATATACGCCCTTTTTACCAGAAGACCTCGGTATCTGAGCGTACACTTTATTCCATGCATAATTGGTTCATGAGGTCCGGCGAGTGGAAACTTGCCGCTCTTGTGAAACAGCTA